GTAAAATATATGTCTTTATCATGTTCATATATGGATGATATAGGAAATGTATAATATTTATATAAAAGGATTTCAATGGCACAAAATGTATCTATATGGCCCGGTTCATCATCATTCTTTAGCGGTGATACTCCATTTGGTTTATATGACTCAGATAACCAATTCCAGTCTGATGCAGATAAAGTAGCAGAGTGGTGTGCAAAACGCATGGGTTATCCTATCAATGACATTGAATTGCAATCCACAAACTTTTTTGCATGTTTTGAAGAAGCTGTAACAGAATACGGATCTCAACTAAACACATATAATATACGTGATAATATGTTGAATTTGTATGGTGCCACGACTGGTTCAAATCTTTCTGGTAAAAATGTATCTGCAAATTTTGGTGGATTGATTGAATTGGCAGAGGAATACGGTGTAGAAGCCGGCTCTGGAGGTAATGTCACATATTATACTGGATCTATTTCTGTAACTAAAAATCAGCAAATATACGATTTATCTGACCCAACCACTGTGACATTGGAATCAGGTACGCCTGGATCTGATGCTATAGAAATAAAACGTATATTTCATGAAGCGCCGCCTGCAATAGTAAAATATTTTGATCCTATGGTAGGAACTGGATTAGGGTCTCAGCAAATGATGGATACATTTGGCTTTGGAGGAATGTCTCCAGGTATTTCATTTATGATGATGCCATTATATGCAGATATGTTAAGATTACAGGCAATAGAATTTAATGACCAGATACGAAGATCTGCTTATTCATTTGAAATGTCCAATAATAGAATTAAGTTTTTTCCAATTCCAAATGGATCAAATTTTACAAAAGTATATTTTCAGTACATTAAAAAGGCAGACCGTAGTAATCCTTTAAAAAGTAATATTGGATCTATTTCAGATTTTTCAAATGTTCCGTATAATAATATAATATATAGAAATATAAATGATGTTGGAAAGCAATGGATCCGTAAATATGCGCTAGCGCTATCAAAAGAAATGTTAGGATTTATTCGTGGTAAATATTCTGCAATACCGATTCCAAATGCAGAAGTAACATTAAATGGAAGCGACTTATTATCAGCCGGCCAGACTGAAAAAGAGGCTCTTATAACAGAACTTAAAGACACACTTGATACAATGTCTAGGCAATCACAATTAGAACGTAAACAGGCGGAATCGGATGCATTACAACAGCAGATGAATAAAATACCGCTTAAAATTTATATAGGATAATATGGCACTATTTGGTTCTTCAAGAGATGCAAGTTTAGTCAGATCAATTAATCGTGAGTTAATTAATCGATTTATTGATACTGAAGTTGCATTTTACAAGTTAAGTTTAAATGATACCAAAGCTAACATGTACGATGAATCTGATAGTAAAACTTATTATGCTCCTATGCGATTAAATTGTTTAATATTAAAAGAAGATAAAACATATACTGGCGATGATGCATATGACTCTACTCGGTTAGGTGAATTTAGCTTTTTACGAGATGATCTTAAAGATCGTAATATTGTCATTCAAGAAGGCGATGTGTTAGAGTATGATAATGAATTTTATGAAATAGACGGAGTTGGTTCATCTCAATATTGGACAGGAAGGAACCCGGAAACAGATATTGCAATACAGGAAGGTGATCGCGGTGAATTTGGATTATCGGTGGCAGTAAAAGTTACAGCCCATGTAACACGACGTAACAGATTAAATATACAAGAAGTGAGATCTGGTATCAACCGTCCAAGTAATATACCTAGGAATTTATAATGGCTAAAAAACAGATAAACCAATCATATAGCAGTTTTTCTCGTAACACAGAAACTAATCGGGCAAATGAAGTCCGCCGCGATAATGATGTTGTAAAGACGCCAAAATGTACTATTGAAGATGTGGATTGGGCAATTATGTCATATATTCAAAAAATAATAAACCCACAGATTATCGAAAATGGTCAAACCATAGATGTGCCAATAATGTACTCGAGTGGAGAAAAATGGGCACAGGTACAATCACGTGGGTATATGAGAGATCGTAAAGGTAAGATAATGACACCAATTATCAGCATAAGACGTACCGCAATTGCAGAACGTGATATGTTAAAAAAATTAGATGTTAATCAAAACCCTGCAGGTAATGCCCAGATATTGCAGAATAAACATACCAAAGTTAATCGGTATGATCGATTTTCAGTACAACAAGGGGCCAAGCCATTAAATGAATATTATGTATCTGCTATACCTGAATACATTGATGCATCATATGAATTATTATTATGGACAGAATATACCGAGCAAATGAATTCATTGATAGAGCAGATAATGCCAACTGGTGGATTTGCATGGGGTACGACATGGAAGTTTCCAACCTTTATACAAGATTATTCATTTGAAACAGTGAATGCAACTGGTGAAGATCGTATTGTGCGTGCAACTATACCTTTAATATGTAAAGCCACATTGATGATGCCACATGAACTTCGTAAATCAACAATTCAAAAACGTTACTCAGTAAAACGAGTTTCTTTTGGTGGAGAATTTGAAACAGATAATACAAATATTATTGAATAAATTTGTTTATTTAAAAAAAATTTGTTATATTTAAATAAGTTATAAAACTAAATAAAAAAGTTATAAAGTACATATGTTTAATTTTGATAAAATTTATGTTATAAATCTAGAGTCTAGATTTGATCGGAAACATTCTTTTAATACTCGATATCGGCATAAACTAAATTATGAGTATATCAACGCCATACCTGGCAATTCAATTAACGTTCCAGATTTAATAAAACAAGGCAAATTAAACAAATCATTTTACGATCCAAATGGAATGGTAAATAAAAATATAATTGCCTGTGCATTTTCACATCGATTGGCAATAGAGACATTTGTAAAATCAGGTGCAGAAACGTGTTTAATTTTGGAAGATGATGTGGCATTAGATCCAAGCAGGTTAAATACAGAATACATTGCACAGTTAGAAACAGAATTATCGGATTTAGATTGGGATATCGTGTTCCTTGGCCGGCAAGAATTATATATTTTTAAAAATAATAGCACCGACATTAATGATGATATATCACCGTTATTTTGTAAACATAAAAAGGCATTGGGTGGATTTGCTGCACATGCATACTTAATTAATAAAAAAAGTGCAAAAAAATTATTAGAACATACCCATCCTATAAAATATGCTGCAGATGTATTATTAGATTTAAGATGTGAAGATATGAATGTATACTGTATAAAAGAATCATTATTTAGGCAGTTAATTGATTTAAACTACGACTTAGGAGAAACTAAATTTAAAGAAGGTAAATCAGATACAAGTCAACATGATCATTGGTTCAATCAATGTTATATGTTTAGTAATGTGGATGACACAGTACAATCAGCTGAATTTTTAGAAAACAATACTAGTACGGATGGGCCTAATATACATATAGGCGGATTAATAAAATTAAACTTTAAACAATAAAAAAGGAATGTTATGTCAGAAAAGACAAAATTTACAGAAGAAGAATTAACAAAAATTACAGATCTACGTGACCAAACTACACGTGTAACATCTGAACTTGGACAAGTGCAACTACAGAAATCGTTAATTTCAGAAGAATTGCAGCAACTAGAAGAATTGGCAGCTAATATTTTAGTGCAATTTAAGAATTTGCGAGCAGAAGAAACTGAATTTGTTGGAATATTAAATGAAAAATATGGTAAAGGGACTGTTGATATAACAACAGGAGAGTTTGTTCCAGAAAGTTGATAGTTTGAGTTATTAACTTAATATTTATTAGAAATTGATTTATAAAATAGGAGCATACAAATGGCCGAAAAGATAGTATCACCGGGCGTATTTACCAATGAAGTTGACCAGTCGTTTTTACCGGCAGGTGTAGCAGCAATTGGTGCCGCGGTTATTGGACCGACAGCAAAAGGACCTGCATTGGTTCCAACCACTGTATCTAGTTATTCAGAATTTGTTAACATCTTTGGTGGAACATTTGATTCTGGATCTGGAGCAGAAAAAGATTCATACAAATATTTAACTAATTATTCTGCACAAGAATATTTGAAGTACGCAGATACGTTAACAGTTGTGCGTGTATTGGACGGAGATTTTTCCGCAGCAACTGCATCGATTAAAACTAAAGGAACCGGATCTCAAGCAGATGGAACAGGAGATGGTACTGTGACAGGTGGTGGAGCAGAGTGTTTCACTTTAACAACTTTATCTCATGGAGCTGATCAAGATAGCGACGGCGGGACTTTAGGTACCAATGAATTGTTACCAAATGGAACCGCAAATAATTTGCGATATGAAGTAAGTAGTGTGAGTGCTAATAAAGGTAGTTTCAATGTAACAATTCGTCGTGGAGATGATACTTCTAAACGTAAAATTGTGCTAGAACAGTATAATAGCGTTAATTTAGATCCAAATTCTACAAATTACATTGCACGAAGAATTGGAGATCAAGTAGCTGAGTATAAAACTAATGGCAATGATCCGTATATTGAATATTCTGGAGATTATCCAAATCGTTCAAGCCTAGTGCGTGTTACTGTTGGAAAGAAAACTTTAAATTATTTGGATGAAAATGGCGCAGTAAGAGATGGTGATTTATCTGGATCACTTCCGCAGCCAATGTCATCATCATTTGGTGGAGGTTCTGATGGCGATGTCGAACATCCAAAGGCAATGTATGAAAATATAGCAGATGGTAATGTTCAAGGTATTAAATTTGAATCTACTGCTCAAGCAGAATACGTTGATGCAATTCGACTATTGAAAAACCAAGATGAATATGATATCAACTTATTATCATTACCAGGTTTATGTGATGGTGAACCAAACCATGCAAAGGTAATTACTCAAGCAATTGATATGGTGGAAAGCAGAGGAGATTGTTTCCTAGTAATTGATCCAGTAAAACATGGAACAACCACAATAACCGATGTAACTGCGAAGGCAGAAGCAAGAGATTCAAATTATGTTGCTGAATATTGGCCATGGGTAAAAATACCTGACAATGATTTAGGAAAAAATGTATGGGTACCGGCATCTACTGTAATACCTTCAGTATATGCATTTAATGATCGAGTGGCAGCTCCATGGTTTGCCCCCGCAGGTTTAAATAGAGGTGGTATTGATATTGCAGTTCAAGCAGAACGCAAATTGACTCATGCTAACAGAGATACATTATACGAATCCAATGTGAATCCTATTGCAACGTTCCCTAATGCAGGTGTTACTGTATTCGGTCAAAAGACATTGCAGAAAAAGGCTTCTGCATTAGATAGAGTAAATGTACGAAGATTGTTGATAGCGGCTAAGAAATTTATTGCATCATCTACCAAATTCTTAGTATTTGAAAATAATACCGGAGCAACTAGAAACAGATTCTTAAGTATTGTGAATCCATATTTTGAAAGCATACAACAGAGACAAGGTTTATATGCATTTAAGGTGGTAATGGATGAATCAAATAATACACCAGATGTTATTGATAGAAATGAAATGAGAGGTCAAATATTTATGCAGCCTGCTAAAACGGCAGAATTCATTGTTGTTGACTTTAATATCATGGCAACTGGAGCATCCTTTCCAGAATAAAAATCTGAAAAGTATGATATTTATATAAAAGAGGAAATTAAAAGATGGCAGAATTACTTGACCCAACCGAAATATTTTATACAGCGTATGAGCCTAAAATGGCTAATAGGTTTATCATGTATATTGAAGGTATTCCAGCATACCTTATAAAAGCTGCATCACGACCATCATTAGATCAAGGAGAAGTTGTTCTTGACCATATTAATGTGGAGCGTAAATTGAAAGGTAAAACTAGATGGCAAGATGTTACTGTAACATTATATGACCCAGTTGTACCATCAGGAGCGCAGGCAGTAATGGAATGGGTACGTTTACATCATGAATCTGTTACAGGTAGAGATGGATATTCAGATTTTTATAAAAAGGATATCACTTTCAATACTTTAGGACCGGTTGGTGATAAAGTTGAAGAATGGACTTTGAAAGGAGCATTTATATCAGCAGCTAGTTTTGGTGATATGGATTGGGCAACTGAAGATCCTGTACAAATTGAATTGACTCTGAAATACGATTACGCAATATTACAATTCTAAAATATACTTCTCTCCCGAAGTTGCGAGGCAGGGCGTCATTAATTTGGCGTCCTTTCTTACACTTAACATATTTATATTAAATAAAAGTTATTAAAGGAACATTATGTCACAACAAGTTAACGATGATTATCCAGTTAAACCATTATCCGATAAACAACTCAAAGATATTGCCATGGCAAAATACGAGTCTAATGTTACGGAAGAGCCAAAATCATATAACTTCCCAACTGAGATAGTTGAATTACCATCAAAGGGTAAATTATATCCAACAGATTCGCCATTACATTCTGGTACAATTGAAATGAAATATATGTCAGCAAAGGAAGAAGATATCCTTACCAATGATTCATTTATTAAACAAGGTGTAGTGTTAGACAAATTATTTAAAGCTTTAATAGTGTCTCCGATTAATTATAATGATTTACTCTTATGTGATAAAAATGCAGTGATGATAGCGGCCCGTGTATTAGGTTATGGTAAAGATTATGATATAACTGCCATTAATCCAAAGACAGGTGAGGAGCATAAGGTAACCGTTGACTTAACGACATTAGTAGAAAAAGAAATTGACTGGTCAGCTCATACATTAGGAAAAAATGAATTTAAGTTAGAATTACCGGCTAGCAAACGAACAGTGACATTGCAACTATTGACTCAAGGGCAGCAACGTAAAATAGATGCGGAACTCAAAAATTTGGCTAAACTTAAACGCAATGCCACATTGACAACCACATTGAAACATGTTATAATTGCCATCGATGGAGAAGTGGATCCAGTAAAAGTTCGCAAATTCATTGATACAGAACTATTAGCCATCGATTCTAGGGCTGTACGTACATATCTTAAAAGTATTACTCCAGAAATAAATTTATCAGTAGAAGTGCCGGATGGAGAGTCCGGCGATACCTTTCGTAGTCCCGTTGCCATCGGATTGGACTTTTTTTGGCCTGACGCGGAAATATAAACTAAATGTCGCAGATCAATTATTTGATTTAACATACCACAGCAAAGGTGCATTTTCTTACACAGAAGTGCGTGATATGCCCGTATATATGAGGTTATATTATATACGTAAACTTAATAAACTCTTTGAAGATCGTAACAAAGAACAGGAAAAGGCGACCAAACAAATGAAAACCAAATCGCGTTCTATGGCACCTAAAATCAAACGTCGTTAATATTTATTAAAAAGGATATCATGATATGTCTACAAGTAAATTTGAAAAAGATGCGCTAAAAGAAATCAAACAATTAGATGAAGGATTAGGCCTCACATTACTTAAGTTTTTCTTTAAAGGAAAGGTTAGAAGAATGTTAAAGAAAATGGAAGATGATCCAGAAGTAGTATCTGCAGTCCAGGGTATAGAATATCATGGTAAAGAACTAAAAAAGCAGATCAAAGATTTTGAAAAACGATATGGTAAAAAGCCTAAAACAATAAAAATGTAACTTATGGCTAACGAAGAAGAACTATTTAATAGATCACAGAAATTTGCTCAAGAAGTACGTAAAGCAAACAAGGATATATTAGGTTCTACACTCGAAATAAATGATGCCAAAGAATTACAATTAGATTTAACAAAAGAAGCTGTAAAGGCTGTAAAACAAGGTAAATTTGAGCAAGCAGATGAATTAAAAATTCAAAGAAGCCAAGTAAAAATACTTCAGGATAAAGTAAAATTACTATCAAAAACTCGAAAGAATTTTAAAGAAATAAATGCTGAAGCTCAGAACATTGCCGGAAGTTTACAAGGTATAGTAGAAAAACTTCCAGGTGGTAAGAGATTAAGCAAACTATTTGGTGTTGATAAATTAGGTAAAAACTTTGAAAAGGCGTTAAACGAAACAGCAAAAGTATATATGAATACAGCTGGTTCTGTTGCAGATAAGACAAATGCTGCGATGAGTGCTTTTGGACCTAACTTGATGGCTGCAATTAATCCACTGACTATTATAGCAGTACTCGCGGCCGCCGCGGTAACAGCTTTCTTAGACTTTGAAAAGAAAGCAAAAGGTGTGGCAGACGCTACTGGTCTCACATTATCACAATCCAAAGAATTAGTAAAAGAATCAAAATTAGCGGCTAGAGCACGTGGAGTAGAATTAGCTACATCAACAGATATATTAGCAGTACAGAAAGCTACAGTTAAAGAATTTGGTATTGCTAACATGTTATCAGGTAAACAAGCTGCAAATATAGCTGATATAGGAAGATCATTTGGTATAGGAGCATCAAATGCAGCCGCAGTTACAAACGAATTCATGCGAATGGGTATGGGTGGCCAAGATGCATCCGATGCATTACTACAAGTATCAGCCGAAGCATTAAAAGCTGGAGTATCGGTAGGTACAGTAACAGCTGATATAGCAGCAAATGCCAAAGATGTTGCGAAGTTTTTTGGAGGTAATGTAAAGGAATTGCGAAAAGCAGCCGTGCAGGCAGCTAAATTAGGTGTTAGTCTAAAGACAATGGCTAGTGTTTCAGAAGGATTATTGAAATTTGAAGATTCTATAACATCCCAATTTGAATTCCAAGCAATGACTGGTAAAATGATAAACCTTGATAAGGCTCGGCAATTGGCATTAGATGGAAAAATAGCGGAAGCGACTCAAGAGGTTTTATCTAATGTAGGTTCTTTAGCAGAATTTGATGCAATGCGTCCATTAGCTCAACGAAAATTAGCTGAAGCAACTGGTATGAATGTTGATGAATTAACTAAATCGTTAGCAGTACAAGAAAAATTAGCAAACGCGACAGATGACCAACGTGCGGCTGCAATGGGATTAAATTTATCAGCTGCAGAAATAGCCAGCAAATCACCAGAACAATTACAAAAATTATTAGCTCAACAAGAAGCATCTGGGCAGATTGCTAAAGATTTTGCCGTATTAAAAGATGATTTAGCAAGTGCATTAATACCATTAGGTCAAGTATTATTAACTGTATTTAGCGGAATATCATCAGTTGTTAGTTATATAGTAGATGGATTTAAAATGTTAGCACCAATATTAAAAGTTATTGGTATATTATTGAGTCCAATATTAGCCATTATGGGTGCCATGGCAATAGTATCTGCTATTACAACGGCAATGGCAACATTTGCAGCATTTCCAATTATTGGATTTGCATTAGCTGCTAGCGCAGTAGCTGGAATA